CGGCTTACAAGACTGCGGACAGGAAAAACTCTATCCGCGCCGAGTAAGTTGCTGACCTTGTTAGAGGATCAGCGCCATCCAGATAGCATTTCGGCAATCTGGATCTCCTGACACACGTTTTGACCAGATCCTTCGGTCGCGGCGTGTAAAACATGTCAGGGCCTTGTCCCTCGATATATCCACCACAGATGAGCTTCATCGCGAAGTACTCATCCCTCAACCTAACCCGCGAGGGTTGGGCTTGGATATATTTGAATTGCCGGGGACACCTGGAAGACCGTATGCCCGAGTAGGGCTGTAGCCATTCAGGTACGAGAAAGACCTCATCTAGAAAGCTTAGCAAAACTCTCAGCGAGCGCGGAAGAAAGACATTGTGAAATGCCATCCATTCGAGCAGCTGATTGATTGCCACATAGATGTCCGGGTCGTTTTGCAGCCTCTTAACATAGAAAGGAGTTATATCCCTCCCTAGCCAGTAATCGCCGCCGCACGATTCACGGAATGGTCCCTCACTGTAGGATTTATCAGCGTTAACGATAAATCCCGCTTTGATTAGCAACTCACATATGTCTGCATATTCGGCAACAGGGACAATGATATCGTCCCCGAAGACCGCTGTATCAGACCAATCGATATACAGATTGGGCGTGCGAGGTTTTTGCGCTCGCATGCCATAAATGAGTGCGACGATCAACAAAGTCATCAATGGGAAGGTAAAACCATTCCCCATCGTGCTTATCATGTTTAGCGTCACTTCGCCCCTGCCTCCCGGCAGTTGCATGGAGTCGCTCCGTATTTGCATTAGGAGCGCGAACCAATCGGGCGGCATCAAAGAACGTACTAAAGGTATTGAAATACGGTCGCTGGCACTCTTTAGGTCGATGGTCGCGAGATCACCGGCATGAGATGCCCGCTCTGCCTTGGCCTTGTTTTTTGGCTGTTGGCTTCGTATGTCAAGTCCCACACCGCGCATGGCGGCCTCAAGGTATGCCCCAGCAGCTAGCTGAAGGCACATATTTCCTGAAGGCTCAATCGCGATTGTACGTGCAGTTGACTCGTTTTTAGGTACAGTTGCAAGTTTGGAGCCACTGATCAGAGTTACACCTTCCGACCCCTTTACGCAATCGAATGCGCTAAGGTAGAAGTCACGTAACCTGAGTTTACGCACAAGCGGCTCAGCCTGAGTAGTGCATGTCATATGCTGATAGATTTTGTCTGCGGTATGCGTGCCCTTAACGCCATTACTGGCGCCTGGACCGAAACGCCACAGATCTAACAGATGTGACCTGTCTAGAGTGACCTGTATAAGGTCCTCATCGCGTTTTGCGTTGTAACGCTCGAGCATCGTAGTAATAAAATGCCGAGCATCACGAACGACTTGCGCAGGAAGAGAGGGTGTGAACCCTTTTAATGACTCGTTTTCGCGTGCGAACGCGTTGACGGCCAGCTCGTCCAATTCAGGTCTGACATAGCGCGCCTTCTTTCGGGCGCGCTCCACCTGCCTTTGCACAGCCTCCCGGGTATGACCCGAATGGTGCACTTGGCAATTTAACTCGTCTTGCAGGGTTTGAAAGAACATGTTCATACGTTCTTCACCTACCCGTGTAGCATTGGCCATGGTGTATCTCCCAATAGCAGATCAAGAAATGTGATGCCCAGCCGATGTTAAGCTGGCGGATGACCCGTCAAGAACTGTATCACGGCAGTAATAATGTCGTGACATAGCTCAAGAAAGGCCTCCATTACATCACACCAGACACGACGGTATCAGCAATCCCTGAGCTTTGGGCCCAGAGAACACCGATATGAGCCGAAATCATCGCTTTGATGTCTTCGGGCTCTTGCGTGTCAGTACCAGCAGGAACGTCGATAATCGTGGTAATTCTTGCGACTGTCGGAACCTGGTTGGCGGCCGGAAGCGCGCCCTTGCGGGTTATCGCTTTGTAAGTATTAACCGGCACATTCTTGATGATCCCGGTGACGGGATTTGCTTGAGGAAGGGCCTTGAGAGTTGACGGGCGAAAGAACGTCACAGTAAACGGCTTAGAAACCGTGTTGACGTCGACGCCAGTCTGAGTACCGCCCAAAGCAGAAACAGCGTATTGTTTGCCGTTAATGCTCGGAGCAGTATCACTCACAATGGTGTAGGTTGGTGCCGTGAAGCCCGTAACTGCGGCTCCCGTAACCGGGCTTACAGGTGCAAAAGACATGTATGTCTCCTTGTAACAGATAGAAAGATGGTCAGCGTTTATACCGGAAATCATTCCCGGAAATAACCACGGCCACTAAGTTGAGCAGTTTAGATACTGCATAATTGCTAGTCTCGGTCCTGCCAGAAGGGTTTGTTGCCTCCCAGCTTCTGAACCGTATCGTAGCATGAGGTAAAGCAGTAAGCACAGTGCGCGTGAAAGCATCGCAAGAAAAACCGCCGTTCCCGAATTGGCTAACTTTCTGCAAAGTAATAGCAGAAAGCGCTTTCGCGGGGGAGACGCTTGACGTCGCTTCACAGTGATACTTCCTATCAACAACGATGTAAGAAGTCATACCGGGAGGTATGACGAACTGATCGTCGAGGAAGGCCCCGATCGTACCAAAGTAGTCAGCAATCCAACTGAACGGCACCCATTCCCAGAGGAGTCCGGGAACGTACCGCCAGTCGACGCCAAGCTGCTCAGTGTACGACCAATTATTGGGGAGCATCTGAGTATCGATGCCGCATATCACTTTATACGAAAGGGTATGGTATATTTGAGTGTCAACATCAACACCGCCATACGCTCCGGCCGTAACACTCGTGTTGTGGTCGGAGGAGAACCAATCTTTCGTAGCACCAGTCTGAAGGCGTACAAAATGGCCATTCCTGGCATTTTGCGCAGCAACTGCTTCGGCGATCGACTTAGCTTCCGCCATCAACGGCGACATGCCGAATGAGTAGGTAAGCCAAGCGTTAGCCAAATACTGCGCAGCCTCTTTGCCTTTGTTTCTGGATTGCCGGATCAATTGCGCATAGTTGTAGATAAATGGTGTGGTAAGCTGCACCATCGATCGCACCGTATGATGAAAGTCTTTCAACAGTTCACCAAAAGGTGTTACAACAGATACGTTCTTGATCTCCGTTTGAATCTTGCGTTTCATAGTACCGACCGCGATGTCGAGCAGATTTGCATCTGCAATGTAAGGGTCGATTGACGAGACGCCAAACGGGTACCCTACCGTAGCTTCACTGGTAAGGCGATACCCATAAGGCACGACGTCAGTCCGGAAGACACTATTGGTGAAACGGGTCATGTCGCCGCCCCAAGTAATACGGGTGTAAGGCGATGAAGCATCCTGACCCTTCGCACGGAGTTCTTTCCACCGTGGGTTATCCACGCCTTGCTTCACATCGCTTTTTCCGAAACTCACAGGAGTAATGCTAGACACATAAGACGGATTAAACCGGCTATCAATGTCTGTCGACCTGTAAAAACTGTTCCAGATATGCGGAGTATCATAGTACTTAGGATTGCGAGAGCTACGGAGCTTTTTAGGCTTTGTCGTTCTCTGCGGTTTAACCCGCGGGTGCTTTCCTTTGTACATAGGCGTCTCCAACGTTGAGAAAAGGGTGTACCGGAAGGTAGCCCTAGACACCACCACCAGGATAAGACTTAGGTCGAGCCAAGCTACGCACGTAAAGTGCAAGCAGGCAAGCCTATAAGGCATAAGTGCAGAGCAATAGCGTTTCATGAAGGCTGTTGCTATCTTTATAGAGCTACGCAGTCGGATTTCGTAACTGAGCTCTGCACCATGCGAGTCGAACCCCT